CTGGTATTATAGTTACTTCTCCTGGGTGTGCCCATTGTCCCATTGGATCTACAATAGCACCATCCTGAGCAATACTGTTAGGTTTGAAATCCAAGCCTTCTTGGTAGAACTTCATCTCCTTACCATTCTTTGCAGAAGCTTTTGTCTTCTTAGCATACTTACCATTGCTAGGAGCAGGATTGATTGTACGTGCGTACGTGAATCCTACAGCACCTGGTAAGCTACCACCCATTGCTTTCTTTAATACATTTGTTCCTTTCTTATATCCATTATTTGCATACCATTCAGCTTGTTCATCATTAGGAAACTTTATAAATTGTCCTGTTTTATTAGCATAGTTCCAAGCAGCATCTTTATCATTTTGATTTAAGTACTGAAGTTTTCCGTTTGGCATTTGTACTACAGTAGGATATGCTTTTCCATCTCCTGATTCCATGTAATGTGTAGATGTACCAGGTTGTCCAGGTATTTGTATTGATCCTGCACGTTGGTCAAACATTCTTTGTACAAAGTTTAAATCACCTTTTCTAGCATTATGAATACTATCTACCCATGCTGTCTTATTTGTATTCCATAAATTACCACCATTCTGAAACTCATCATCTTTCTTCTGTGCATTCAAAGCCTTACGAATCTTCTCTGGATCTGTTTCAGGAGTTCCATCTAAACGAAGAACTTTTTGTGTTCCTAGTTTTGGTGTACTATATATAATTCTTTTACTACCACCAGTTGTATTACCTGACCCTAAGAAGTCTTCTTCACTAACCTCCATTCCATTTACTATATACTTCTTACTTCCTTTAGGAGTAGATTCTGTTGATTTGATTTCTTCAGATTTTTTAACTACTGAAGTCTTTTTCTTTTCTGGTTCAGTTTTTGATTTCTCAGTAGATGTAGACAGTTTTACGTTTTTATCAATTAAACCACTTTCCTTTCCGTATCTTTTTAATCTAGTAGCTTTTTCCTCTGGAGTAAGCATACTTACAGGTTTAACTAATATAGGATCATAAGAAAAAATAGAAACATAATCATCAGTTAAAGGATCGTTCTTGTCAATATTTCTATAAAAATTAAGCATTGTAGGAGTGATTCTATCATCAAACAACTGCATTGGAGCTCTCATATCTAATATTGCACTGGCACCTTCTCTTTGAAAATACCTATTGCCATCATCAAGTCTTTTGTAATATGAATCTATTGGAATAGATGTCATTTCAGAACCTGTTCCTCTAGAAAACAAAACAGAATTCATTTTGTTTCTGCGGATGAACTGTTCTAGTGATTCTTTATTTCTTTCTTTATAATAATTCTTCTTTCTATATTTTTCACCAGAAGAAAGATTTTGGTATTTTTTACCTTTATAATAATTAAGTACTTTATTAGCATTGTTATACAGAGCAAGACTATCTGCCATTGTAGGAACAGATTTACCCTTTTGAGCTACATATCCACCATCCTCAAACTGTCCACCCCATGCAGGAGAATAGTTTCTACCTGTTGTATCATAACCAAGACCTACAAAGTCAGGACCTACAGATGCTTGTACATCATTAGGATTAGGTTTTATACCATAGTTATCATCCTTTTGTTCTAAGGTCATTCCTCCTTGCTCAAACTTATTTAACCACCCACCGTCTTGCATTGTGTTATCCTTTCCACATATATGACATACATACATATCTTTCTTGCTAGAGCTTCCCTTGCTCCAAGAATGTCCACATGTACAGTTAATATTGTTAGCCATTACTTATAAGAAATTTGAGATGGTGTGATAATGAATTGACTTATTAAATGGGCATCTGATCTATTATCTAGGACATGTCTCACCTTTAAATCTTTCGCACGTAGAGGTTCTTTCTTAAATGACCTCTTTCCATAATCCATATTTGGTTGATTTACAATCTTATCTATAGACAGTGAGTCACAACCTGTTAGAAACAAAGGTACGGATTTATCTTTAACTAATGACCAAAATGTATTGTATTGATAAAAATTATCTGATTTAGTAAACGTAATTGTCTTACTCTCAACGTTATATATAGGATACTTCAAGTATTCCTTTAAGTTGTTGATTGGTTTAGGAACCAACTCTAATACACCAGAAGACTGTTGTCCATTGTATAAGATAGCTTTGTTGAAATAAACTGTGTTTGTTTCTATTTTAGAGTTATCATTAAACACACCATCTGGGATAGGGAGGTATCTGTATGCCTTTGTGTAATCTTTTACATTCTGTAAGATCTCATCATAATACTGATAAGCAAATGGATACTCTATAATATAAGGTTCTATGTTTCCGTAGAATATATTGTAAATTGTTGTGTTAGTTAAATGTCTCCATAAAGATGGGGTGTTTGTAGGTACAAACTCAATAGCTGCCACATCTGCAACACATAGTTGCTCTATAGGCATTTGTAATCTTGTCTTACATTTCCCTATAGATTCAATAATAATAACCGTAACAGCATCACTAACCGAATAAGTAACTCCAGAAATAACTTGGCTCTTAGGAATATTAGTTCCTAAGACATTTCCGTAGTTATCAGAAATCTTAAACGGTCCAGTTCTAATGCCAGCCTTTGTTAATCTTATTGTTATTACTTTAGACATATCTTAAATTAATTACGAAGGACATTCTTCTACAGCTGTTCCATCTAATTCACACTCTGGTGCTGGTGGAGCAGTGGTAGTTGTAGTAGTTGTGCTAGTAGAAGTGCTACTAGTGGTTGTTGTAGTTGTTGGTACAGGTGCTACAGTTGTAGTTGTTGTAGTGGTACTACTAGTTGTAGTAGTTGTAGTGGTACTACTAGTTGTAGTAGTTGTAGTAGGTGTTACTGTCGTAGTGGTTGTAGTAGTAGTAGTTGGTCCAGGTGGGACAGTGGTTGTAGTGGTACTCGTGCTATTAGATGTTGTTGTGGTAGTGGTAGATGAGCAATTTTCAACTGCTGTACCAAATATACAACAAGGATTAATTGCTGTTCCTATCAATGTACAATCTACACATAGATCAACTGCTGTACCTACTATTCTACAATCTTTTGTTGTTGATGTGGTTGTGGTAGTGGTGCAAGGAATCTGAGAGAAAGTAATAGCCTCTAAATCACATCCACCATTTAATCCAGAATAGAAGAAGTTATTCTCTGCTATGTAGAAGTTAGGAATATAGCTATGGAAGCTAATCCAACTCTTAGTGTTCATACTAAATGAAAGAGTCCATGACTTATTACAGAAGTATTCTGAATCATAAACACTTACCACTGTTCTTATTACACTATTACCTAGAGTTTTCTCTATATAGAATTCTCTATTAGTAGCATCATATTTAATATTTTTGCTATTAGGAATGTAATCTAGCTTAGATATAATTACCCTATCATATTTACTATCAAACACTCCATGTAAGCCAATACCATCATAATGGTTATCTGTGTTTACATTAGGATAGTAACGTAAGATTTCAAACGCTAAATGGTCTGTAAAGAACTTATTAAGTCCTGAACCAAATGCTGATAAATCAGTAGCCTGTAAACCCTCAATTAAAAACACCTGTCCTCTCTTAGCATCTATTGTAATCTGTCCCTGAGGAATCTTTAACAACATCTTATTTTGAGCTCCTACATATCCAAGATCTGTTTCAGCAAAGTCAATTGGAGGAGCACTCTTAAATAATGTATCATTACCTAAATAAGCAGCTTGTGGGTTACTAGTTTGAACTGTAAGCATTGTATTGTATAACAATGACTTGTTTTCAAACCTAGCCAATATAGCCTTATTCTGAATACCATCTAGTGATACAAGACCACCAAAGTTTTGAGGGAAATCAAAGAACGATGTAGGTTTATAGATCAACCAACTATTCACCTTATTGTCAGCAAATACATCCTGAGGATTTGAGTAAATAGCTCTGAATGGATATTTGGTAAAACAAAGTTGTTCATTCCAATCTGCAGGTAAGTGAGTGAATACATTCTCTCTGTTTTGCTTTGAAAATGTTATATTGTAATAATATGTATTATCAAATACAATAGGAACTACAGACTCTTGTAACCAGTTATCAGGAATACCTGAGCTCACGTGTGGGAAGAAGTCACCTTCTAGATTATTGAATGCTTGACGTAAATCCACATTATATGAACTTTCACAATAGAAAGAAGGAATACCATAAGCAAACATATACATTTTACCATCGTAGAATGTTCTGTTAGGATTTACTATAGGAGGATTTGCTGCTGAGTTAGGTGCAGGATCTTGGTTATTAGGGCAATCAAAATTATGTGCCTTATAAGAAATCATATTCTTCAGCACGGGACCAGCACCTGCATTTAAAGAATAGTCTTCTAATACAGATCTGGCTGAGTGCCAGTATTGTGGGTAAGCTACATTACCAATCTCATCATAGAATACATCACTATCATCAAGACCATTCACTCTGTTATCGATAAAGAATGGAAGCTTAGTCTTAAATGCAAATCTACTAATAAATGTATCTCCACCAAATACAGTGGATGATTTAGGTGTAGAGAACATTAAATTGTTAGTGTCAATACTTTCTTGGAAACCTGTATCAATTGTATCGTAAGAATATATCTGACCCCATTGATTATTAAAGATGTTCTTCAATGATCCATAGTAAGAAACTACATTAATTGCTTCATTCTTACTAGGTACAGAACAATTGTTCTTCTGTGATATAGTGAACCTTGATGTATCAGAGATACCACTTACACCACCAACTAAAAGACTAGGAGTTTGATTAGGGAATGGTAGAGGTACCACTGATGAACCATCTCTGGTTTCAATAGTCTTTATGTATATAGATGATTCTCTATTAAAGTTGTTGAAATCATGTAAATCACTTACAGACTGTACTCCAGGGAACACATATTGAGAGTTATCTAATTGTCTTTGCTTGATACCTAGATTATTATTAATTGCCCCACTATAGTCATAACTAGCTATAGAGTTAAATGAATACCCGTAGTTTCTTCTAGTGATTCCATTTATGTAGATAGTTAGATAGGCTTGGTATGCAGCAAACATTGCTGATGCATTAAACGTTGGTGTGATAGCACCAATATCTTCACTAGACTCAAGAGCATCACGTTGAGCTTCTGCTGTGAGAAGCTTATACATAGCATTCTTCTTAACCTCTACGAAATGAGCTATACCTGCACCAAACATAACGTTCTCAAGCTTTAGAACAGTTCCTAAGAAAGGTTGTCCAAAAGATGTTTCAGGTGAGTTAAATACCATTCTGTATTTAGATTCATCTGTAGCAAACGCATCTAACTTATTAGGATAACAAAGTGAGTTCTTTGTTGCATCTGTTGTAATACTAAAACTAGTTGTTCCAGATAAGTATACAGGAAGCACTAATGAATTCACTTGTTGTAAACCATTACCCGTCACTGTGATTTGTTTAAATACAGTTGTTAATGGATCTTGATATTGGAATACAGTTGTTGAAGCACTAGTAAGATTATATGTGTTATAGACAACCACAGTGATTGTAGCTGTTCCACTCATAACCAAAAGAGTGCTAAGAGAACATATCTTTTTTGTAGTTCCAACTACTAATGTTTCTATCTGTGTTGTATTTGAAAAACAATCAGTATATTGTATAACACATGTTGTAGTGGCTATTACATTATAGGTAATACATTGATCAAGGTATGCATTATTATTATCAAGAAGGAACTCATCCTTATTAAGATCATTATATGGATAGTTAGGGAAGTAGAATTCTGTTTCTTCTCTCTTATACTTACCTACGTTTCTAAGAATACCTTTACCTACAATAGATCTATTTGTACTTCTGTCCCCTCTTACAATCTTAAATCCTGCAACGCTTTCTTTCTGTGCTTGTGTAAGATTAGATGCATACACCAAGTATGCAACTTGTTGAACATCAATCTGTACACCTATTGGGAATATAGCATCATTCTGCATCACTGGTGCAAATCCTGCTCCTAGTGTGTATGTAGGACTTTCGTATATAGGACTTACAAGAACATCAGGAAACTTGTGATGTCTAATAGGTTGACCAGCAAGATCCCCCCATACATCTATATTACATGGATAGGTATCAGTTGATTCCCAGTAAGCAAACTCACCGTATTGATAAGGTCCTTTATATGATTGACTTGTTGAATATCCAGGAGAAAATCCTGTTACAGAACCTGTGTTGTAAATCTTCCAATAAGGTGCACTTGTGCCCTCTCCAATAAAGTCAGGATTACTGCTTGGTACATCTGGTTGAGAACCTTCGTTAGCAGTAATCATTCTACCAGGAATATGGAAACCATCTGTTTGTTTACCATTACTTAATAAGAAAACTATTTCAAATGCATACACCTCATCTCTTAGATAACCTCTAAGATTTGTAGCGTTTAGTTCATCAGCATAGTTTTCTGTACTAGGGATTCTATAAGTTTCCCATTTAAGATCAATTTGACTAGCAATTGATTGATAGTTAATTCTATCTATAGAGGTAAGATTATCCCAGATAAGAATATCTTGGGCAGTGGTTAAGTCTTGAGCTACCTCATAATATGGATATTTCTCAAATATATCAGCAATAGCAAGACGGATTTGTGTAACATTCTGTCCTGTATAAGTTACAGTTCTAGTGTCATCTTCAATAAAATATGTACCAACAAGCTCAACAGAAGCTATTGCATTTATTGTCTTTACTACAGCAAGATTGAAATACTGGAATTGTCCAGTGGTATCTAAGTTACTAATACTAACTACAATAGACTTACCCACTTGATAAGAGAACTCTGGTGTAGTAATTTTATTATTAGCAATAGGTGTAGGATTGGTAACAGAGTAGAAAGATGTGTATGGGTTACCAGCAGCATCACAATACTGAATAGCAAACTGATATGTACCAGAAGTTAGATCACCACCAGTTACAACATCAGTTATATCTAATGCAGGAATGTTAAAATTAGGCTGAACGTTTAATTGATTACAATCAAGCTCAGTGGTATAAATAGGATCACATAAATCAGCGTTAGGAGCTAACTTGTAGGGAATGTTATTTAAGTCTATATATCTTCTAGGATTAAGACCATCTGTCCAATATACTTCTGTAGTGCAATTGGTAATCTTATGAACAGCTTTAAGAATAGGATATTTTATATCAAAGCCTAAACATTTAGCACTTACGTACACACGATATACGCAATCATTATTATCCATATATCCAATCTGGCTATCTTCTGTTTCAGGATTAGTTAAAAAGAATATATGTTTATTTTGCTCACCAATGAAATGAGTTCCTATCAAATGATAGTTTGTAGGAAAGTTTAGACATAACTCATTACCTGGCTCATTCTGATAGTTAACAGAATCTGAGTCAAAGTTCTCAACACTAGCATTCAATGCATACGTAAGCTTACCCTTCTCAACCTGATTTACAGATTGATCCATGTTTAAGCCAGATATAGCACTGTTATACTCCTGCTTAATATTAGTTGTTTCTTCTCCAGCCATATCTGTAACTTCTATTTGGTAGTTCGTATCTGTTAAATCTGTTTAAGTCTTGGATGATTCTTCTTTGCTTAGCCCAAGCATCTTGCTTCTTCACCTCAATGTCAGCCATGATAAATGCTTCATCAGCCATCTGTTTATAGTTTATCATCTTCCTCTCTAGCTGATTATATGTCTCATCGTTAGTTTGGTTAGTAAGTGTTTCCATCATTTTGTATTTGATGAAAGCCTCAACAAACTCTCTAACACGATAGTTATCTGGAATCAATTGGTTACCTATTCCATCATATGCTGTAGAATAGAATATCAAATGAACCACACCATTTCTAAAATTGGTTACAAACTTGTTATCTCTAATGTCAAATGAATCAGCAGCAGAACTACCAAAGTTTGCACAGTCTAGTGCACAATGAGCTTGTACAGAGATGTTACCTGGTTTTAATAAGTATTGTCTATGATATTCTACAGCCACTTGTTGATTGGTCTTGTATACAGCTTGAATAAGCTCAGGCATGCACGTAGGACAACCTGTTGTACATTCTAGATTGGTACAAGGAGCTCCTCCAGAAATAACAGGACTCACCTGTATTGTTGTTTGTGAAGCTGCTTGAGAATAGAATGAATTAGCTGTTTGATAAGGATAGCCAGGGATTGATGTACATAACCAAGCCTCTCTCACAGCAAAGAAGTTATCAGGAAGCCTAGCTTCAAAGTCCTCAATATATAGAAGCTGTTCGCTAATAACATAAGAAGACCTTCCTAGTTTCCTAAGACATTTATCCAGGTATGTAGGGAATAACAAATCATCTACAGCACCTGTATCGAAGTAGCTTTTAAACTCTTCTTTTACAGTCGAATAGACAGGCTCAGGGGAGATGAAGTTATACTTGTAGTAATATGACATTTATTTTATTTTTTCCATTCACGATAAATATGTTGATATTGATCGTTGGTTTTTAGGTAGTGAGATAGTAACCTAGAGGTTGTACGAGATGGTTTGAAATACCAGAGTTTCATGTTCTTGAATCTGGCTGATTCTCTAAACCACATCCACCCAAAGAAATATCCTTCAGTGTGGTAATTAAAGTTGTAGATTATTTTACCCTTCTCTTTAGATCTTTTCCAATCAACTGGTAGGTTAACATATTCCTTACCATCAATTAGTTTCATCTTCTTCCTCTTCTTCTTATTGATTGAGAAGTCACCAAATCCAAAAGGAAGCTTAGCTTTCTCTCCAGTTTCTAGAATATAGTTTTTGAAGCTCTCATTATACAAATAGATGATGTTTCTCCATTGGTCAAATGAGATTTTTATAGAGGGGTTCTTTTTACAGAAATTATTGTAGTTTTCTTTACTGGAGCTTCTCCAATCAACTTTTGTTCGCATTAGTTATTGTTGGTTGTGTTTGGTGCTTGACCATCCACCCCATCTGATGTTTGATCTGTTTTCAATCTAAAGTAGGTTGATAACAGCTTTTGAGATGTCAGTTCTAGCACTTGCTTTTCTAGATAACCAGGGCAGCCATATTCTTTATCTAGAGGGTTTTTACAATAGTCTTCTAGATTAACATTATCACTGCAACAGCATTCAGCAAACATGATCTCATTAGGAACATCTTCTTCAAAGAAAGCAGAAATTCTAACAGCTTGTAACAAAGGATTATTTACATATAAATATCCTCCATTAGCAATCCAGTAGTATTGCTCATTCTTGATGATTGGAAGTTTTAAGAGATTGACATATCTATTGATAGTAACCTCTTTTAACTTTTTGCCTTGCCCACTCATAGCGTTTATTGAATAAACACCTTGAATGAGGTATTGATAATTACCCTCGCATATACGAGGAAGTTTATATTTTGTTCTAGCTACAGTACAAGGATCCACATAATCACAACATTCAGAAATAGGAACTTCTACCAATTCCAAACAAGGAATGGTAGTAAACAAAGTATCAGTAGCCCAAAGCTTTCTGAGATTTGTTTCACGTTTTACTAATAAAAGTGTGTTGTTCTTAATCTCAGATGCCACCACTCTATCAGTGATTAGGTTATCTGTTGATAACAATTTGTGCATTGCACGTACATCTGAAACTAATTTCCTTAAAGTTGCCATTATAAATACTGTTTGAATATATTTGTCATTCCCTCAGCTTGATCGATTAAGAATGCTGTCACTTCAGCCTTAGACATTGTGTGACCATTCTTATCATCCCAAAGGCTCTTAGCATTTGAGAAAGCTGGAATTTGGTAAAATTTAATACCGTTAAAATCATGACTCACTTCATGATGCTTATCTCCTGTGAATATATAGAAGTTATTATGGAATGACCATTGGTCTCTATATTCTATTGGGAACAGTCCTGCAAGTTTAGCTGGCTTAATAGCATCCCCATGATTGAACATTAATGCTGAATTGCCATAACTTACATACTTTCTGTATTTAGGAGAGCTATCAATTGTAAGTCTGTCTGTATTTCTAAAATACGTTTGTAACCAGTTAACCATGTGCCATCCTACAAACTCATCATGATTACCAGCTACATACACTACATTAACATGTTTAGCGTATTGTAATAACATTGTAATCATTAACACCTCATGGTCACATATATACTCAAATGAAGTTTGATATGTATGTGTATTCTGTTGAGGGGTTCCTTTTGTAGTTGCATTGGTGTACTCACTATTAAACTCATCTGAGCCAATAATGTATGTGATTTCTTCTAGGTTGTTTGAAAGTTGAGCTTGTGCAGCTATCAATTCCACCTTATACATAATCTTAGCTAATCTATCTAGTACATTGTTATTACCATCTACATCCCATTTGTTTAAATGAGAGTCTTGTTTGTTGATAACCAACATACCATTTGGTCTCTCTGGGTCAAACTTAGGACTCATAACTTCCTGACTAACAGGTTGGTATGATGCTAAAAAGTCTATAAAACTATCTTGAAAAACTTGTTCTGTAGACTTCTTTGCTAGCCAGGCTTTAACCTGCCAGTGGGGATTTCCACCATTCCCCCAGAAGTTCTGTACATATTTAGTTATTTCCCATTTATCTGTGTCTATGTGACACTTCTCAATTAGTTCGTCTAAGCTCTTAACCTCTTCGCTAAAATTAGCTACCACCTCACCAACACCCTTACTGATGTCCTCTGTAAACTTAACTATTACATTCTCTAGCTCAGCAATGTAATTTCCAACCTCAGCATCTTCCTCACTTTTCTCTTGATTTCTTAATTCTTTTAATAACTCATCCACCTCAAACTCTGTAATTCCAAGCTTATCAGCATAGAATTGTTTACTCTTTTTCCAATGTAGAATCTCTTCTAGCTGTTGTAGCAACGATTGGTTTTCAGACATATATGGTTTAATTTAGTTAAAATTGGTGTAAAGGTACGAACTAATTTTGACATTTACAAAATTTAATTAACCAATTTAATTATATACATTAATCAATTTGATTAGAGTTTAAACAAAAACCCCCAGCCTAGAAAGGCCAGGGGATACCTTGTAAAACCAACAAAACAAGGTTTTTGATATTTTATGGACAAGTTACATAATTTGTAATCTCACCAGCTGTAGTGATTTCAACAGCATATGTACCTGATGGTCCAATTAATTTGTGCCAACCTGGTGAACCAATGAATGGATTTGATAGAGGTGATTGTATTGTATAAAGTATCATTGTAACAAATGGTACAGTAAATCCAGGTTGAGCCCATACTGATATTGTTGGGGATTGACCACAAGCCTCACCAGAAGTACCAGATGCTCCTGAATTAATTGTATACATCACTGGGCTTGAAGATGTGGTAGTTGTGGTTGTTGTTGGAGGAACTGTGGTTGTGGTTGTAGTGGTTGTAGATGTACTAGTACTAGTTGTAGTGGTTGTAGAACATGGCACTACAGATATATCTGTATAGTTTGTACATGTTCCTGTAGACATAACACGAACGATTGTTGTACCGTTTGGAACTACTGTAGATGTATATCCAGCCAATAAGCTAGATCTTGATACACCTGTTACAAATGGTGTAGAATACGAATCTACATTTGAATATAGACTAAATGGTCCTGTTGAGGTGCCAGCTGTCGTTAATGTAATTAATACTGTCATAATTTATTTATTGATTTTAATATTAGAAGCTTCTTATTGCTTTAGCACGATATGAATTAGACTTATTATCACCAAGTCCAGTTCCATTTAAAAAGTTTATAGCAGATGCAAAGTTTGCACTACCACTTGTAGAAGTCCAATATGGAACATTTGCATAAACACCAATTGCAACTTTATTTGGGTATATACGCTCTAGTTCCTGTTGGCTTGGTAAGTACCAATCGCTGTATCCACCTTCTACTAAATCTCCACATAGTCTAGCTGGAATTCCTGCAGTAGGACAGCCTGCCATGATATCAATTGTATTTTGATTACCTGTACCTAGTGCATATTGAGTTGATATAAGTGTACCAGTACATCCCCAGGCTGCACCTGTTGAAACATCTGATACAGCAGCTACTAGTCCATGTTGAGAAAGTGGATCATATCCTGGATCAAAAGATTGTAGAATATAAGCTATGATACCACCTAATGCTGCTTGACCAACTGTGTAAGTACCTGGTGGTATTGGAACAGAAGTAGTAGTTGTGGTTGTTGTTGGAGTAGCTGTAGTGGTTGTTGTAGTTGTGCTACTTGAAGTAGTTGTTGTGGTGGTAGTTGGAGTTATGGTAGTAGTAGTTGTTGTTGTAGAACCTGGACATCCAACAAATCCTGTTGCTGCAATTGCATACAACGTACCTCCTGGGTTTGTTGTCACAGATCCTGTAACTACCCATGTATTTCCTGGAGAGGTTACCCTATCATTAATTGCAAATGTTCCAAACGGATACTCTTCAGAATATGCTATAGAACTATCTTCACAGTTTGTTATTTGGTACCATATAGATAAAGGAGTAGCAGTGGTAGTAGTCGTTGTAGTGCTAGTAGATGTACTAGTAGATGTAGTAGTAGATGTACTAGTTGTTGTTGATGTAGAACTAGATGTAGATGTTGTAGTGGTTGTAATAGGAACAGCGGTAGTTGTTGTTGTTGTTGTACTGCTACTGCTGGTAGTAGATGTTGTAGTTGTTGGTGTTATTGTAGATGTGGTGGTTGTAGTTGTTATTGGTATAACAGTTGTAGATGTAGTAGTTGTAGTTGGAGTGATGGCACAAGAGTTTACCAATGTACAGAACATCACCTTTAAAGATGGGTTCTGATTAATTACAGTGATGAGGGTTTGTACTAACTCTATAGGTTCAAGTGCGTTATCTAGTTTCTGCAAAGCTAATGTCAATATATCCCCTGTATCAATTCCTGAGTTAGGAAGATCTGGGCCATTATATTGAACAGCTGATGTAGGAATAGGATAACCAGCAAATGCTCCATTATTACATTGCTGTGGATAATAGGCATTCACTGTATTCTCAAAGCAAGGGGTACCAGGTACGCAAGCCATTATAATTTAGTTTAATCGATTAAGGGATGTACATGATGTAGTAGCACGCGCGTACAGGTTGAATGTTAGCATGACCTAATCCACCACCTGTATTACCAACGGTTACATTTATACCTGTAGTGGCAGTTGCTGTATACTGAGGAGCAGTGAGTGCTGGATCACTATTTGTTAATTGTGTAGCAACACATTGTGTTCCACCAGAGTCATCTGTAGTTCTGTTACCTCTAAAGATAGAGCTACCAGGAGCATGTACGTGACCAGGATCAGTAACTACAACAGAGTGTGAGTGTGCAGGGATTTGTGTGCTGTTTAATATTATAGTGTTAACACCACCACCATCTCCAAGAGCATAGTTAGGGTTACCAACGTTAATAGGGTTAACAGCAGGATCTAAAGTTCCACCACCCATACCAACAATAGCACCTACAGGAACACGTCCTCTTTTATCAGGAGTTCCATTTAAGCCATTACATAGATAGATTTTATCAAACCCGTCAGCAGCAATACCTGCTCCAGTGATATCAAAGTAGGTCAATGAACCATAGTATTCTACAGCTGTATAAGGAACCATCTTTGTATAGTTCTGTGTAGGAGCAAGACTATTTAAGTAAGCTTGGATTAAACCATTTAGATCAGCAAGCTTTACGTAGTTTGTACTTACGTTTAAAGCTAATGCCGTTAAGTCTACACCTAATTGACAAAGCTTTGTAATAACAGCCTGAACAACAGCATGTGTATCAGAAGAGGCTGTTACACCTGTAAGACAACCTATGTTATAATCTGCATTCAATACAGCAATATCAGCTTCTACAGCATCAACTTGTACCTGTAAATCACACGCAGCTTTTACTAAAGCTGTAAATAAATCTAAAGCAGAAGGAGTTCCACACGTAGGGAAACAAGGAGGAAGATACTGTGTAACTAGATTACAATAATCATCTAGATCTATATCGATAGAGATTCCTGTTCCATCTAGAAAACTAATCACTTTATTAATAAGAGCTTGCTCTACAACAAGAAGGTTATCACCAGTATCTATTCCTAAAGAAGGGATAGGGTCTCCTGTATATCTAACACATTTATCAGAAACAATCTCTACACAACCGTTATAACAATTTGTACAAGACATTTTATAAATTATTTATGAATTAAAAGTTTTACTTTACTCGCTATCATCTTCACAGTAAATTGACTACAGTAGTCAGGGTTACAATATTTGTAAACTAAGATTCTTTTATAGTTTAGTAAGTCACCAATTACAACTCCTGGTACAGGATAATTTAAAGAGAATACGATATTATTATATTGATTATTTGCCAAGTCTGTTAACTTGCAATCAATATCATTTAATAGTACAGGTATAGTTGTACAATCAATACAGTTTGTAAGCCTTGGTGATAACATTTTTTATTCTTTGAGTTGCTTGCTTCAGCTTATAATTACATGCTGAACATAAGCCATTAATTAATTGACATCCACATCCTACTTTGATGCCACATTCTCTACAGTTTGCCATTTTATTGAAAATTAATTATGTAGTTATTTCCTGAACAACCACAGTTGGTTCTAATAAAGTTGTTAAGCATTTTATCTGCTTGTATATACAGTTTGTTAGAAGTGTCTACAGCACAGTTATTAGCTGCAGCAATAGAACCCTGAATCATGTAGTATACACTATTTAAATTTACCTTAGCCTGTGTCTTGATAGCAAGATCGCATTCCATCATATCAAGCTTCATGAAAGCATTGTCAAACTTCTCTTGTAATTGGTCAACACGAATAATGGTTTTGGTAACATAGTTCAGATATGCAGGAGCAACAGAATATGTTAATGTATAGATTCCATCAGGTAGAGGAATCAATGGAGCTCCTACAACACTAAGTCCTAATGAGGCCGAATTAAATATATTAAAGTCATTAACATTAAATGGTAAAAATACAGGATCAAATCCAGGCATTGTTACTTCAAGAGTTGGAGAAGAAACAACAGGAGGATTTGTATTGTAGGTTGATGCATCAGCTACACCTAATGTTAATGTGTTATAAGTTGGTACTACTAGTATATCTAAGGTCATGTCTTTAAAATAAATATGCCAGAGGACTTGAGAAATATCCTCTCACCCTCTGGCATAGGTTATATGATTCTACTTTTATTCTATTAAGGAATCAAAGTAGTTGTTGTTGAAGTACTAGGCCAAACAGTAGTTGTAGTAGAAGTAGTACTTGTTACAGGACCGCTCTCATTAGTAACAGCACCTAAAGCAGCAACTAAAATTGCCTCGATTGCAGCAGTTGCACCACTAGGGATAGCAATGATTACAGTGCTATCTTCATAGATATAGTCGCCCCACTGATACTCAGACCTGTTATACTCATTAAACTTAATGTAATAAGTGTCATAAGTAGTACCATCAGTTACCCAAGACTCAAAGTTCTCGTTGTAACCAACCATTCTGTACAAATGTTTAAGGTAACCAGCTTGATAGCTATAGAAGTTTTTCTCTAATTGCTTAATCTCATCTGAAGTACCAGATATGTAAGAAGCACGTTGAGTAACTACAGCCTCAGCAACGATGTTACAATTGTCAGCAACGATGAAGTCAGCAGTTGTAGCTGGTCCACTGTACACAAAAGTACGGAAGTACATACGATCGTATTCCCAAGGGAAAGCAGCAACATCACATGGTTGACCATATTTAGTTAATGGTTTACCAGAGATAACTAACTTAGCGTTTTGATCGTTACCAACTCTTTGGAATTGATAGAAAGTGTTGAAGCTAATGTTGTCAGGGTTGTTACCTGGAGCTTCTTGTTCAAACTTTAAGATAGCTTGATCAATAAAAGCAGGAACATCAACTTCTGCACAAGGATCGCCACCACACTCTAAACAAGGAGCAACAACTGTAATAGAACGGGTGAAACCGTTGAAATACAATGTGTCAATGTAAGAAGAATGAGCACGTAATGTGAATGTTACAACCTCACCTGGCTTAACGTTAAAGTTACTAATCTGAGTTACTTGGTTAGCAGCAACTGGGTTACCAGTCACCTTGTACCATTCTGTAACGTTTGATTTGCAAGAAGAACCTGTAGGACATCCAGAAATTTTGTCTGAACGCTTAGATCCTTGTAAATAAGTGTTAACTCTACCTTGAGCTAAATAGAAGTACGGTTTAGCAGCAATGTTACCTGCAGTAGCTACAGTGTAATCGCTTCTAAAGATACCAAACTGACCTGCGGTCAAGTTTTGCGTAGAACCAGAGCTAGGTAGAGTGTTTCCTACTGGAACTACGAAGAGGGTAGTTAATGAAAAATCAGCCATTTTGTTTTATTTAAATTGTGAAAATAACTATTCGTTTGTTTGAATTCTAAACTGAGCACTTTGAACTGCAGATTGATTCTCTGTATACATCGCTAGGTTTTGAACTGTTAAGTCTAACAACTCATCTTCTAGGTATGTTTCTAGTTCACAGTCTTGATCATAAGAGTTCTGTCCGTCTAACATAACATATCCAGTCTTATTAATATACACTGGGTATCTCATGTACGATACATATATTTGCTTAGGTGTAAATGTACCATCAGTAAATATAGAAATCTCATCAGAAGATATAGAATTAAACGTTTCTTGATATTCAAATGATGGTCTATAGTGAGTGTTAGTTAAGCAAAATTGTAAATCGCCATGCTTAGTAAGATCTCTATTAATCCATATTTTTCTATCTGTACATCTACCCTTATCTGCTAATACATAACTATCTATATAGAACATGTATTTTGGAGTGAGTAAATGAATATCTGCAGACCATTGATTTAACTCAGCATTTAGTAGTGTTAAATTTAGGGGTTGATGGTTATAATTTACCACCAAACTTTGTAGGTCTTCGTAACGCTTTTTGAAAGCATCTAGACCTAAACCAGAAACTGTGTTTTGACCGTCAACCTTCTGTTTAATCAACTTGATCTGAGCCTCATTCAAGGCTAAAATCTTATCTTCCAATTGAATTTGTTGATGCTCGTTAGTTGATAGTTTATTTAGTTTCTGGTCAATTTTATATAATAAACTATCTACGGGTATCATACAGAAGCTATTTTCTTAGTTTTTAATTTTCCTTCCAAGGTTAATAATTCGTCTTGGTTATCTTCATCAGCAAGGAATTTAACTAAATCATCTTCATCCTTAGCAATCTCAAACTCTCCTTCATACACCTTACCATTAGGTTTTAAACGATATACTGAGTGAGCAATAGCTTGCTTAACCAAGTCTTTAATATGGAGTAAGTTTTCCTTCATATCTGCAAATCTGCTGAACACCTCTACAGGGTTTAAACCAGCATGTTTACCATTCTTGAATTCTGTTTGTTTTAATAGGTTGTCTACCTGATTGTATACAGAGTCTTCTTTAGTATCTTCTGTAACAGGTAATCCTAACAATCTTGCCACCTTGCGTTTCTTCTCAGGACTCATTGAATCAAACTTGACAATAGCCTTGTTGATCAATTGTTTCTTCTTGAATATCACTGCATTTTCAATTTCATCATCAGCAACGTAAAATTGTGTATCTGCAGGAACTTCACCACGTTCCCAAGCCTGATAGCTAGAGGCAATTGTTGGATGAACTCTTAACCATGCAAAAGCTAATTCTTGAAAAGGATTAGAGAAATCAAAGTAGTTATCACCATCCATCAACTTAACAGCTTGTACATGTAATGTATCATCTGTAGATGTAGACAATCCATAGTTCCAGAAACTAGAACGAGGACCTAAATCAACATCACCTAAATTAGCTTCAAGTTTTTGTTTAAGTGCTGTAACTCTTTCAACTTCCATTTCTCTTTCAAGACTGTCACCCATTCTACGAATGTATGCAGCATTTGGATCTAATCCAGTTCTGTACTGTCCATCAAGTTCCTTGTAAGGATACTTAAATACACCTGTTCCAGGGATCCTGGTTAAACCTTTCTGTGCAAGTCCACCTTGCATAGTTTGTAACTGAGAGTTGTTGTAATCTTTCTTTAACGTAGAGATTTTTCCTATCTTACCCATATGTAGTTGTTTTTGTTTGGTTTATTTTTGCAGATGGGTTCTCAGCGAAGAGA